ACTACACACAAACAAACTAAAGGACAATAATATGGCAACCGTCGTAATTACAGGGCGCGATATTTCTCTATCTTTCACAGGTGGAACAGATATCGAAGCACAAGCAACATCAGCAGTTCTAACAAAGACTAACCTTCGCGAGACCTACCAAACACTTGACGGTGAGGCTTACAAGACCACCAACATTGAAGGTACTTTCGCACTATCAATGCTCGCTGACTGGGGCAAGGCTAATTCAGTATGTGAGGCACTCTGGACAGCAGCAGAAACCGCTCCAGACACAGACATCAGCGTTACACTAACTGCGGCCACAGGCGCTCAGTTCGTATTTCCAATCATGCCAGAATTTCCTACAGCAGGAGGCGCTGGAACAGATGCTCAGACTGTAGACTTTACATTCAAGGTATCAAAGGGCACAGTAGTAGAAACCTTCAGCTAAAAACTAGAAACGGGAGCAAACAATGCAACAGAACATAACAATTAAATATATTGACGGAACGGAAACCACTTACCAGGTGCGTCCGCCAGATTACGCCAAATGGGAAATGACCACTAAAAAGGTTATATCTCAGTTTGGCGGAATGTGGGACATCCTTTATGTAGCTCATAGCGCTATGAAGAGAGATGCCGGGGGCAAGCCAACTAAGCCGTTGGATGTATGGATGGAATCAGTCGCTGATGTTGAAGTCGGTGATGAGAGCCCAAAAGTCATCCAAGAGGAAGCGTAAGCCGACTCTTAGTAGAACTGGCAATCGCTACTCGGATCCCTATGGATTACTGGCGAACAGGTGAGGATATCTTAACCGCTATCGAAATACTGGAAGAGAGAAATCGTGGCAAGTGAACTAGTGGCACTAGACCAGGCTGAACTGCGTAAAGTATTCAAGGCGCTCAAAGGTATGACGGATGAAGCAAAAGATGAAGCGAAACGCCAGTCGGGAGCGCTGGCGGAATTTGCTCGATCAGAGATCATCCAGACGGCTAACTCAAGGCCAAGCCGAGCAGTTGCAGGACGTATTGCAAGCGGAGCGCGTGTTAAGAAGTCAAGCCGTATTGGTGAGATCACTTATGGATTCGCTTCTCAAAAGTTTTCAGGCGGAGCATCGACTAAGGACATCTGGGGCGGTTCTGAATTCGGTTCTAACAAATTTAAGCAGTTCCCAGTCTGGTCAGGCCGAGAAGGTCGAGGCTCTAAAGGCTGGTTTATCTATCCAACATTACGCAGGATTCAACCTGAGATAGTCGCTAAGTGGACTGCCTCATTCGATAAGATTTTAAAGGAGTGGACATAATGGCCTCAACATCCAGAGCCTTAACCCTTAAACTCCTTGCAGACGTTGATAACTTTACTAAGGGTCTTAATAAGGCCGATAACAATGTTACTTCCTTTGGTAGCAAGGTAACTGATTTCGGCAAGAAGGCAGGACTAGCCTTTGCGGTTGCTGGAGCCGCCGCAGCCGCTTACGCTGGCAAATTAGCCATCGATGGGGTTAAGTCTGCAATCGCAGATGAAGCCGCTCAGATACGTTTAGCAACATCTCTCAAGAACGTGACTGGTGCCACAGATGCTCAGATCAAGGCTACCGAGACTTACATTCTTAAGACTTCACTAGCCAAGGGCGTCACAGACGATGAACTTCGTCCAAGCCTTGACCGTTTAGTTAAAGCAACCAAGTCACTCGAAGAAGCCCAGAAGTTACAGGCTATAGCGATCGATGTCGCAGCAGGTAGCGGAAAAAGTTTAGAAGCCGTCACAAATGCCATGGCTCGCGCAGCTGAGGGTAATACTGCATCACTAGGACGTTTAGGAATTGGTCTTTCTAAGGCCGAACTAGCGTCAATGAGCATGGAAGAAATTACTGCCAAACTTGCTAAGACATTCGAGGGTCAAGCCTCAAAGCAGGCAGATACATTCCAAGGCAAGTTGGATCGTCTCAAGATCGCCTTTGATGAAGGCAAGGAAACTGTCGGCGTATTCATTCTTGATGCCATTACTCCATTGGTTGATTTCATCGTCCAAAAGGTAGTACCGGGCGTCCAGATGTTTGTTGATTCAATTGGTGGAGAAAAGGGAATTAGCAATGCCCTAAACGGATTTGTCTCAGCTGCTAAGTCGATCTTCATTCCAGTCTTCCAAGGTATCCAATTTGCTTTTGATAAGATTAAAGGCGCAGTATTAGATAACAAGGAAGAGTTTAAACTTTTAGTAGAGTTCCTTCAAAAGTATGTTGCCCCATTCCTAGGCGGAGCATTTAAGCTTGCCATTCAAGGAATTGGTCTCGCTATCAGCGCAGTCGTTGATGTAGTCGGAGCCCTTATTCGTGGATTCCAGACAGTCATCAGCCTAGGCTCAAAGATCGGCGGTTTCATAGGTGGAGCCTTTGGCGGGGGTCGAGCAACTGGTGGCCCAGTAATGCGCGGAACAACTTATCTCGTAGGAGAACAAGGCCCAGAACTATTTACACCTTCAAGTAGCGGAAGCATTATCCCAAACAATGCTTTGGGTAGAGGCGGTCAAACAATTAACCTGACCGTCAATGGAGCCATCGATCCTGAAGGCACAGCCCGAACAATCGTAAATATATTAAACAATTCGGCGGCCAGAGGCACACTAGGCGCTGGGGCATTAGTTAGCCCATGACCGCTTATACCCCTAGTTATAAAGTCCTTATAGATGGCATTGAACTGACTGAGGTTACAATCGCCGATATTACAATTACTTCAGGACGTACCGACATTTACCAGCAACCCGTTGCCGGATATTGCCAGTTGCAGTTACTCAATTTTAATAATTCAAGTTACGACTTCACCGTAGGAACTGGCTTGACCGTTGAGGTGACTAATTCAATTGGAACTTATATCCCTATTTTTGGTGGATTGATTTCAGACTTTACCATTACAGTCAATAGCGCAGGAGATCGAGCTTACACAACGGTAGCCAGCATTACTGCCCTAGGAGCGCTATCTAAACTTCCCAAGATCATCGACGCTGGAGTATTGTCTCAAGACCAAGACGGCGACCAGATTTATACCCTTTTATCAGGTTACTTGCTTGGGTCATGGAACGATGTGCCACCAACTGAGACTTGGGCTAATTACAACCCAACTGAGACTTGGGCAAACGCCGTTAATATCGGACTAGGCGAAATCGACCGTCCAGGTGATTACGACATGATTTCACGATCTTCTAGCAATACCGACCTTTATTCGCTAACTACGGCTATTGCTAATTCAGCCTTTGGCGTGATTTACGAGGACGCAAACGGCAATATTGGTTATGCAGATCAAACGCACCGTCAGGATTATCTAGCTGCTAATGGGTATACAACCCTAGATGCCAACCACGCCAATGGCATAGGATTGTCTGCAACTACCCGTGCCGGTGATCTTAGAAACTCATTTACTATCAATTACGACAACAACGCTAATCAGACCTATACGGCTACCGATTTAGTTAGCCAAGCCAATTATGGCGTTTACGCTGAAAACTACACTTCACGTATTAAGAATACTGTTGACGCTGAGGCGCTTGCCGATCGATACATCGAGCTTCGAGCTAATCCTTATCCTAAATTCCAAAGCATTACATTCGTGCTTGGTAATCCTGAAATCGATAATTCAGACCGTGACGCTCTCATAAACATATTTTTAGGCCAGCCAGTCTGGATTCAGAACCTACCGCCTAACATTACTGGCGGATCATTTCAAGGCTATATCGAAGGTTGGACTTTTAAGGCCAGCCTGAATAATCTCACCGTAACATTCAACGCTTCTCCTGTGAACTTCTCCCAAGTTGCGGTAAAATGGGAACAGGTAAACGCGGCAGAAGCCTGGAATACACTTAACACAAGCCTAACCTGGCTAGATGCGATTGGAGTAGTAGCGTAATGGCAACAACAACAACTAACTTTGGATGGGATATTCCTCAGTCCACAGACCTAGTAAAGGATGGCGCTACCGCTATTGCGGCACTTGGTCAAGATATCGACACGGCTTTAATTGATCTTAAGGGCGGAACGACAGGACAAGTATTGGCTAAGGCATCGGGTACAGACCTAGATTTTTCATGGGCAACCCCCAGCGTCGGAAAAGTTGCTCAGGTTCTATCAACCTTGAAGACTGATACATTTTCGACGACATCAACAAGCGCCGTCTCAATTACAGGATTAAGCCAATCCATTACCCCTTCACTATCCACAAGTAAAGTTTTAATTATTGTCTCACTAGCTGCTGGAGTATCAAACACAGACGGTGACGCTGCATTTTTCCAATTGACTGGCGGAAACAGCACAACTTACGTGGGAGACACTGCTGGCAGTCGTCGGAGAACGGTGCATTGGGTTCGCCGAGACGGATCAGGTGGTCAAGCAATCGCATCAACAAACATGCCAATGACCATGGTTTATCTCGATTCACCTGCAACAACGAGTGCGGTTACTTATCAAGCTCAGGCTTACATTCATCAGGGAACTGCTTACGTAAATCGTTCAGGCGTGGATAACAACGATGGATCTAATGGTCGCTCAGCTTCAACGATTACAGTAATGGAGATACTCGCATGATTGATTATGCAACTATTTTAACAGTCAAATACAAAGGGACAGAATGGACGCTCGACGGAGACAATTATTCTGGCCTTAACTGGATTTCAGAAACCCCTAAGCCATCAAAGAAAACACTTGACGATCTTTGGGAATCAGTAAAAGCAGAAATTGAAGCTGAAAAGACCGCTAAAGTCGATCTTAAAGCATCTGCAATTGGCAAACTTGCCGCGCTTGGACTTACAGAAGATGAAGCGAAAGCCATTATTGGATGAAGCCAGTTTTATGCAAGGCCGGGCAACAGTTACGCGAACAGTTCGATGACTCCTTTCCAGATCGTGATAGGCGTTCCGATGGCTGGATCGGCGATCTCCGTCATTCAACGCGTCCTAGTGACCATAACCCTGATCCAAAGGCTGGGATGGTTGTCCGAGCAATCGACATTGATGCAGATGTATATAAGTCAGGCAAGCCCGACCTCATGCCCGATATTGCAGATCAGATTCGACTCGCGGCCAAGGCTGGAGAGAAGCGTATATCCTACGTTATTTTTCAAGGCAGAATTGCATCGTCTCGCATGGGATGGCGCTGGCGCAAGTATTCTGGAAGCAATCCGCATAACGCTCATTGCCATATCTCTTTCACTAAGCAAGGCGATGCAGACAGTTCGTTCTTTAATATCCCGTTACTAGGAGGCACAAATGGCTGAGTCTTATAATTACACCATTGATCAGGGAGCCGACTGGTTTCTAACTATTCAGTATAAAGATTCTGCTGGAGCCGCTATTAACCTAACAGGGTACACAGCCGCAATGCAGTTTCGCCTAGTCTCTTCTAACACCACAGCTCTTAACCTAACTTCGTCCTCAGGAATTACAATTACTGCCAACACCGGTACTTTGGCAATTCGTGTAACTGCGGCTCAGTCTGCGGCGTTAGAAGCTGCTCAATACGATTATGAATTAGAGATCACTTCATCCGGTGGAGTAGTTACTCGATTGATCCAAGGACTTGCTACGGTCGATGGGCAACTAACTCCATGACCGACACAATCGTTATCCAACCTCAGATAAACACATTAACAATCACAGAAGATGTTAATGATGTAGTTATCTCATCCGTCGGAGCCCAAGGTATACAAGGCCCTGCTGGCGCTACTGGAGCAACTGGAGCAACTGGAGCCACGGGCGCGACTGGTGCAAAGGGCGACAAGGGTGATCAAGGTATTCAAGGTATTCAAGGTATTCAAGGTATTCAAGGAGTTAAAGGTGATACTGGTGCTACAGGTGCAACTGGAGCAACTGCAATGGTTAGCAAAACTGCAGGAATATATTATAGAACTCCAGTAAATCAATTTGCTAGCACTACTATTACTCATCAAAGAGCTTATTATATGCCTATATTCGTGGACAAATCCACTTCTTTTGATAGGCTTGCTATCAGATCATCAACGTTTCTTGGCTCCACTACAGTAAGACTTGGCATTTACGGAGATTCAAATGGTTACCCAAGCAATTTGATACTCGATGCTGGAACTGTCTCAGTAACCGCGGCAACTACTGTTTATGAAATTACAATATCCCAAACTTTACAAGCTGGTATTTATTGGTTGGCATTTTGCCAACAAGGTACAGCACCTACAACTCCTGGCTATTCTGGAAATGGATCGGCGACATCTGGATTTGCTAATTTTCTAATTGTTGGTTCGGCTTCTGCTGCTGGCACTGAGGTCGTAGGTTTTCAACAAAACACAGTCACAGGAGCGTTTGCCAATACAACGACACAGACAACAACTGGATCAATCCCTTACGTATGGATTAGGTCGGCAGTATGAAACAAATTACGTATGGCCTAGGCGGCTACGACGAAACCAAGCCAAATAACAACATCGTTGAAGAAATCGACATCCCAGATCAGGAGACAGAATAATGGAAGCAATTATCTACGCAACACTAGGACTTATTGCAATTCCTGTGATTCGTCAGGCGATCAAGTCTTATCGAGCTAAGAAGGCTATTGGCGAGATCATCGTGGATTCTCTTGAGGCGGCAGTCGATACTGTCGAAAAGAAGAAATGACCCAAGAGAACTTCTTCACTCTTTACTTCGCCAGCCTTGCCGTCATCGGTGGGCTTGCAGGCTATGTAATCACGCACCTTCTGTCGGAAATTAAGCGACTCAACACGCGTGTCGATGAGATTTATAACATCCTCTTAGAGCGATAATTTTTACCATGGCACGAAAGAAAGTCATCGATCTCGATACTTACTCACAGCTCGATCAATACGCTATCTGCATGCATGAGTTCTATAAGAGTCTCAGGCGAGCAGGTTTTGCCGTTGATCTATGTCTGGCGATTATTACTGACGTCGATGCTTATCCGGATTGGATCTTGCCATCGATCCCCGACCGAGTGGATCGCCTACCCTATGAGGATGACGACGAGGATTAAATGAAGCGAATAGTCATAGTGAGCGACCTACAGGTTCCGTTCCACGATAGACACGCAGTCAAGAATCTAGTTAGTTTTATCAGCAAGTTCAAGCCGCACGAAGTAGTAACCATCGGCGACGAGATTGATTTCAATACGATCAGCAAGTGGTCAGAAGGGACGCCAGAGGCTTATGAGCAGACTCTTGGAGATGATCGCGATGAGGCTGTTCAGGTACTTTACGATTTACAAGTAACCCAGATGATCCGATCCAATCACACGGATCGCCTGTACTCACAGATCATGCGTAAGATCCCATCATTCCTATCCTTGCCAGAGCTTCGATTCGAAAAGTTCATGCAGCTAGAGGAATTGGGCATTACCTTTCATCGCAAGCCTTACAACATCGCACCGGGCTGGATTGCAGTCCACGGCGACCATACCCCTATCAAGTCACAAGGGGGCTTATCAGCCCTAGAAGCGGCTCGTAGGCATGGCAAGAGCGTGATCTCGGGACATACTCACAGGGCAGGCAGATCGTCCTTCTCAGAGGCCTCTGGAGGCCGTATAGGGCGTGTTCTGCATGGAGTTGAAGTAGGCAACCTTATGGACTTTAGCAAGGCCTCATATACCAAGGGATCAGCCAACTGGCAACAGGCATTCGCCATCATGTACGTCGATGGTAAGAACGTCCAAGTCGATCTCATCTATCTGGAGAAGGACGGCACATTTGTGGTCTCAGGTAAACGCTATGGACGACCTAGATAACGACCTAGATCGGGACATCGATGACCACATGGATGATTCAGAATTGTTACCGTTTCGTTATCAAAATCTTATTGACCTAGCCTAGCGATCTGGCATTCTTATCCCGTCGGGCCAACCAACCGACAAGGGAGCAAAGATGTTTGATCCATCATTAGGTGATTTTCTGGTCATGATTGCGATGGCTGTGTTGTACTTCCATGTTGGCCGTATTGTCGGCATGAGGATAGGGTATCTCAAAGGACGTAAGGCAGTCCGGGATTATTACGAATCAAAAGAAAAGGTGAGAGTGTGAATGCAAGTGAGTTCCTTAATGAAGCCAAAGCAACAATACAAGATCGTGGAATGGACTACGGACACCCGTCAGACAATATGTCCAGAACAGCACG